TCTCGCCGACGAGGCCGGCATGGGCCTGATTCTGGTCGGCACGGACCTGATGGACCGGCCTTTCAAGGATGGGCGCACCGCTACCTATCTGGCGCAGCTTGCCAGCCGCATCGGCGCCAAGCGGGTGCGCTTCGAGCGCCTGACGGCCTTGGAGGAAGTGGCGGGCTACATGATTCAGCCGCACTTCGGGAAGGTCGACAAGGCCACGGCGACCGCCTTTCACAAGCAGGCCAAGGGTTACTGGCGGGATGCGGCGGAACTAGCCGCCGCCTGCCGCCGGGTGATGGAAGCCCAAGGGCTGACCAAGATTTCCGCCGTCGTCGTCGAGGCCGCCGCCAACTGGATGGCCCCGGCACGGTTGGCCGCGTGAGGAGATGACCATGAGCAACACGCAAATCAACGCCACTGTTACCCGTTGCCGCAACGGGCAGACGCTCATTGTTCTGGAAGATGGTCCATTCAACGGGATGGAGATTCGCCCCGGTGAGTTGCGCCAACTGGCGCAGCAACTGACGGCGCTCGCCGAAATGGCGTCCAGGCTTCCGACTGGCGGCAAGCATTTTCGCCCGACGCGTGTCGTTATCGGCGAGAAAGGAGTGCAATCATGAAAAGTCCCGCACAACTGCGCGCCGCCTTGATTGGCAAGGTGCATGCCCTCGCCAAGCGCATGGGTTATGACGATGCGACCTATCGGACGGTGCTGCTGACGCAGACCGGCAAGACTTCCTGCCGGGACATGAGCGACCGGCAGCTTTCCCGGCTCGCTGAGGCGCTGGAATGCCTCTCGAAGGGCAAGCCCTTGCCCGATGCCGGAAAACCGCCCCAAGCCTCCGCAAACGGTCTTGGCGGACAGATGCTGCCCACGGCCAAGCAGTGGGAGACGCTGGCGGGCCTCGCCAGTCGGGCCGGATGGAGCGGCCTGGACGATTTCCGCCTGCTCGCCTTTGCCCTGCACACGGCCAAGGTGGCGGACCTGGGCGAACTCTCCCGCGCCGCCATGAGCAAGGTGCTTTCCGGCCTGTCGCGCCGACTGGCGCAGCTCAAGGCCGTCGCCAAGGTGGAGGGCTGACCATGCGCCGCAATTCGATTGACTGCCTGTCGCCGGAAGTGCGCAAGGCCGTGCGGCAAGCGCTGTATGCGCGGGGTTTCCGGGATTACGCGGGGCTGGCGGCGGAATTGGCCGCACAGGGGCACGCGGTCTCCAAGTCGGCGCTGCACCGCTACGGGCGAAAGCTCGAAGAGGCCGTGAAGGCGGCGGAACTGGCAACTCTCGTACAGGGGGATGAACCGCACAGAAACGAAGCACCGCACGGCATCCAGTTGGACTTCCTGGACGAGCTTGAAAGCGAGGGGGCGTGATGGCGGCGAACCTGAACCGCAACAACCGCATGCTCGAACGCCTGCAATCGGTCTATTCGGCAGTGCTCGAACTCTCGGAGCAGGGCTTCAACGTGGAGGCCATTGACATCAACCCGGCGGAGAAAGCGCGCCTGACGGTGACGCGGGATGCTGGGGAAAGCGAACGGCGAAGCGGGGAAATGATCGGCGTCGGGATGCGCCGGGGATGCGAAGTGCTGCTGGTGGCGCGTGGCCGCTGAGATTTGAACCTCCTCGAATGGGATAGGTGGCGGTTCAGCCCAGCGACTCACGCACAGGCAGCTTAACGAGGGCGCGGAACGGCGGACTTGTAAAGCAATTTAGCAAACAGAAAAGAATTGAGGTTTGAAAATGGGAAGCACGAATCCGACTGGAATTACTCGCAGAAAAGGGCCGGAAATGCTGGCCTTCATGAGTGAGTTCATGGTGAATCTATTGGAAAAAGAGGGGCTCGATAAAAAGCGAGCCAGCGAAATCGGCATTTGCACAATGGAGCGGCTCATGTTCGAGTTCGGCGGTCAGAACCTGTATTTCCCCCTTGGCATCCACCAGAAAACAGTCGAAAAGGCGGCTGAGATGTATGACAAGCACGAGAAAGGAGCAACCATTGAGGAGTTGGCCCATGAATATGGACACAGCATTCAATGGGTTTACCGGCTGCTTACCGACGAGCGTAAGCACCGCCGCGCTCAGCGCGAGGCCGAACGCGAAGCCGCACGCGCCAAGGAACAAGAACGCTGGAAGCGGGAGAACTGACATGGCGAAACCAACCCGCATCAAGGCCAGCGCCGCGCTGTATCCGGTTCCCCAGTCTCGCGACGACGTGAACGACGCCATCGCCAAGATTGGCTTGGCCCAGCGCCAACGCGCCCGGATTCAGGCCGATATGAGCGACGAAATGGCGAAGGTGAAGCAACGCTTCGAGGATGAGGCCAAGCCCTTCAATGAGCAGATCGAGGCGCTTTCCAAGGGCGTGCAGACGTGGTGCGAGGCGCACCGGGCTGAACTCACCAAGGAGGGTAAGGTGAAGTTCCATGGCTTCGCGGCAGGGGAAGTGAAGTGGCGTATGTGCCCGCCGCGTGTCTCCATCCGGGCCGTGGAAAACGTCCTGGAGACGCTGAAACGGCTGGGCTTGTCCCGCTTCATCCGGGTCAAGGAAGAGCCGAACAAGGAAGCCATGCTGGCCGAGCCGGAGGCCGTCGCCGGCTTGGCCGGGGTCAAGATCGAGCAGGGCGAGGATTTCGTCATCGTGCCGTTCGAGACTGAGTTGGAAGAGGTGGCGTGATGGCCCAGGCACAAAAGCTCTTCCAGATTTTCAAGGCCGGCACGCATAAGGCCATGAGCGGGGTTTCCCTGGATTTCAGCGCGCGCGACTTGCAGATGACGGCGGCGGCTTACAGCCCCGCCATCAAGGCCGCGCCGCTGGTGCTGGGCCATCCGAAGGACGATCAACCGGCTTACGGCCAAGTACGCGGCCTGTTCGTCAAGGATGGCGACCTGTTTGCGCAAGCCGTGGTGGATGCCGCCCTGGAAACCCTGGTCAAGACTGGGCGCTATCGCTACATCTCGGCCAGTTTCATCAGCCCGTTCTCCAGCAACAACCCGACCCCCGGCGCGTACTACCTCAGGCACGTCGGCTTCCTGGGGGCACACCCGCCCGCCGTCCGGGGCATGACACCGCCGGCATTTGCCGAGCGTGCAGCATCGCTCAGCTTTTGCGAAGGCTTCGATTGCTCTGAAAGCTTCGGCGCTTCCGTGGAGTTCGCGGAAGGGGATGGCTTGAGGCCGGAGCGCTGGGCATTGCACTCGCTGGCCCTGGACTATCAACGCGTCTGTCCGGCTCTCTCCTACATGGAAGCCATCAGCCGCGCCGAAACCGTTATTTTCTGACATAGAACGAGGAACACATGGACATCACCAAGAACCTGAAATCCGCCATTTCGGCGATCACCGGCCAGCTCTCCACGCTCAAGGCTGAACTGGCCGATACCAACCGCGAGATCGGCAGCATCGACGGCAGGATTCACGAGCTGCAAGCCATGCCGGTCAGCCTGAAGGACTACGGCAGTTTCCTGCGTGCGAAAATCGAGAAGCTGGCCGATGAGCATGCTGGTATGTTGGAATGGCATCTCTTCCGCAATGCTGAATCCTTGGGCGCATCCCCGCAAAACAAAGAGCCGCTGAGCAATGTTGAGAAATCGCCCTACCTTCCGACAGGGCTGTTTGGGAGCGACAGTTCAACTCTGTCGACCCATGCCGCCTGCTTCTTCTTTGGTGACCAGATTCACGCCGAATTCATGCGGCGGGCGGAAGCCAAATTTGGCAAGCGCTGGGGCAATGAAGACCTGCCAGCAGCGGAAGAGCGCCAGAAGACCATTGCCGACCTTGAAACGCAGCGCGATGCCCTGAAGCAGAAGCGGGCCGAACTGGAGTCGCAGATTGACGAGACTTCCGGGGCGCTGCGGGCCTGACCGCCCTATGTTCCGCCGTGGCGTGGAGTATGCGCGCTACGGCGGGAGGAAAGGCGGCGGACCAGTATCCAGCCTTCAATGAGCACCGCCGCCGCGAAGGCAATGACGAACAACCCGATAGCCAGCACCGGCCCGACGTAGGCCAGCAGCAGCGCCAGAGCGAAAAGGGCGAACACCATCACCCCCAGCGATACTAGCCAGTCAGCATCAACGCTGATCCAGACCCAAGCCCCCGCAGCGAACAGCAAGAAGTTGGGCAAGGCGTCCGAAGAGACGAACTCTTCAAGTCCCTCAAGTATCATTCCCGTCCTCTCGAAGATGCCCAGTTGCTCCATTCGTTGCCCTGTGTTTTCCGGTTTAATTTCGTCCGCTATCCGGGGTTATTATGGCTGTTTCCCGGATTTTTTTCGTCCCGCCTAATGATTTGTTGCTGTGCAACAAAATATCTCTTCGCGCTCTC